CACCTCCACCAGGCCGCGCGCTTCATCAATCGCGGTGGCAAATCCCACGTGCCCTTGCGTACCCTTCTTGGTGCCGCGCCAAAAGACGATCACCGCCCCATAGCGCCGGGTGGCATCCTCGCCCCAATCGGCCCAATTGCGGGCGAGATAGGGGTTGGCGGGCACCTTTTCCTTGGGGAGCGCGAGCTTGATGGCCGTCTCCACGAAATCGCCGCACCATGGGAGCTTGGCCGGATCGCCAAGGGTGGCACCATCCTTGCGGAGCCACGCGCGGAGCTCCTCACTATCCACCACCTCATGGCGGCCGATCACCTTCTCCGCCTCCTTGAGCCATGGAAGCTCCACGCCCACCGGCTTGGAGAAGGCATAGGCGGCCGCGCGCGTCTTGCTGCCCTCCACGCCGTCAATCGTGCCAGGATCGAAACCGGCGCGCTTGAGCACCCATTGCCGGATCGCGATCATGAGGCGGGAGTGCGGCCACCCGGCCGTGGCCACGCCAGCCTCCGCGAGGGCTTTATCTCGCGCCGCGCGAGAAGCCGGGCCAAAATCGCCATCCAGCTCGCCGGTGTAGAAACCGGCCTCCTTGAGGGCCGCTTGGATCACTATCACTTCCATCAATGTCTCCTTAAAGTTTAAGAGTGCAAGGGCGGAACCAATCCCGCACCGTGTCCCCATTCCAAAGATTGGTGCGATCCCGGCCGGAAAAATACCATGCCGTGCGCGGCCCGGTGATGGGGCCATAGGGATCGCCGCTATCGTTCCCGATCTGGCCAATAATGAGGCGCGGGTTGGGTCCGGTAGGCGCCCCCGAAAGCGTGAAGATGATATTTTTGCCGCTTATTGAATGGCCGGTGATCGTGGGGGCGGCCCCGCTATCATCCTCCATCACGATGCCATAGCGGCCCTTGAGGCCGGTGAGCGAGATGGGTGAGCCGGAGAGGTCCACATCTGGAGTGTAAGGACACTGCACCGTGATTTGCGTCCGGGCGACATTTGAGAAGCGCGCAAAGTAGGGCTGCGACGGCGCGAAGGTGCCCGCGAGGAGGTCGCAGATGAGGCGCGCATAGTCCACGCCGGTGTTGTTTTGGCCGGTCGCATTGAGGTGGATCGAAAACTCCGGCGATCCGGTGGAGCTGCGCGGGTGTTGATAATAGGGCGGCCCGAGCTTGATGAGATAGCACCGCTCCGCCGCAATGCGTTGCGCCTCCACTAGATCGTTATACCCCGGCCCGCTCACGTCCGGAGATTGCGCCGCATCGAGAATGAACCAAACATCTTCCGTTTGCCCGGTGATGGATTTCACCATGGCGTTGGCGGCCGCCGCGAGCTCCACGAAAGTCTCCGCCAAGATAGGGGCGGGCGTGTCGTTCGTGGCGTCGGTTTCAGTGCATCGGAACGGGATCGCCCGGACGATAACGCGCTTGCCCGCCGCGCGCGCCGCCTGCACCGCGCCGATGAGCCATTGCCGCGAATACTCGAAAGCGCCGCGCCCCTGCTTTAGCTGCTGCGCGCTATAGCTGCTCCGCGCGATGGTTGCCCCGGCCCACGTGGTGCGCAATCCGGTCCCGTCATGGATGAATTGGTGGGTGTGGGTGAGGGCGGAGGTGAGCGCCGTTTCATAGCAAAATGTCCCCGAATTGATTGCCTCATGGCACGGCTCAAAATCGGTAAAGAGCGGATCATAAGGCAGAAACGGAGGCCCATCCGGGAGCGCAATGTCATCGTTGCCGACGCGCAAGTCCACGCGAGCGCCGCAATCGCCCATCAGCACATAATCGCCCACGGTCGAATTGAGCGGTGATCCGGCGATGAGGGTTTGCGCGGTGACGGTGTTTGCCTCCGCGTTGGATTGCCCCCAAATCAGCATGGCATTGATCACGAAAGGATCGGACGCGATTGCGATCCCGGTGGTGCTAAAGCTCATCCATTGGCCGCTATGGACGGCCGCCGAACCACTGATTTCCTCCCACCCTTGCCAACTGTCATCATTGGCCACCGCAACGCGGCGAAAAACCTTTGAGCCATAGCCATCAACGTGCATCGTTTGCACCGCGCGAGTGCCGGAGCCGGAGCGATCGGTGACAAGGTAGCCAAAGGCGGGCCAGCCCTCGCCGCTGTTCACCTCATAACCGGATTGGCCGAACGGATAAGCGGAGGGTGCGGCCGATGCAATCGGGCCATTGTCGGTTGCAAAAGAGGGGTTATTGTTAACCATTGCGGCGGCTAAAGCATCGTGGAGGATTGTGGTCAGCGTCCATGAGCCGGAGCCGCTCGCGCCCACTTTGATGTAAAGATCATTATTGGCCCCGGTCGCGTCTCCGTAAACCAAGCCGACACTGTCTGCGGCATATGCCAAATCGGAGTTGAGGTTTGCGCGGGTGTCTTTGATCACATCCACGGAGCCGAGCGAAACCGCGCCAAGGGCGGCCTCAATGAGCGGCCCGATGGCGCGCACCTCGCCCTTGACCACCTCATGGGGGCCACTGGAGGCCACTCCATCCGTGACGAAATCCCGAAAAGCCGTTGCGAACTGCGATGCGATATTGCCCATTTGATACTCCGCCGGATTGGTGTTTCCGGCGGTTTCATATCAGGCGAGCCCCGGATTGGCGAGGATCAGCTCACCGACACCATTTGCGCGGCTGTAGGTGCGCTCTTGAGCCCGGATGCCGAGCTCGCCACCAGCCACAAATAATGCACTCCAGCGGATAGCGTCACGGTGAGGGCTTCATCCGCGCTTGGCGATCCAGGCACATCGGCTCCGATCTGCGATGCGGTGGAGAAATCGGCCGTGACGCTCTCATAGATTTCCACGTGATCAAAGTTAGCCTCCGGCGAGTTGCGCCACGCGAGATCGGCATCGCCAGTGCCGCCGGTGGCAGAGAAGGCGGATGGAGTGGAGGGCGCGGTTTCCGCCACCGTGGGCGTGATCGTCTCCGTGGCGCTCCAATCGCTTGGCCGCCCGGCCACCGTCACGTGGCGAGCCCGCACCTCATACTCAACGCCGGTGGAGATGATCCCGGTGAGCGCCACCCGATCATCCTGCGAAACCGTCATCTCCAGCCAATCGCTATCGCCGGTGGCGCGGAATTGCACTTGAGCAAGGAGGCCGGTGCGGGTGGGCGCATCCCACGTGGCGCGGATGCCCACGCCGGAGCCGCTGCCAAGGCTCACTTGAACGGCCGCGAGCGCGAGGTTTGCCACCTCCTCAATCACGATGGGAACGGAGGTTGACGGCACATCGCCGGGCGGCGTCCCCTCCTCCTCCGCCGCATCAAAGGTGAAATCCTCCTCCTTGGCCTCCAGCAAGCCGATGGAGACATTCAAGCGCGCCGGATCAATCTTGATCGAAGTCACCTCGAAGGAGAGCTCCGTGATGCCGAGCTCCGCAATCGTCACCGTGATAAAACGCTCACCAATGGCGTTGAGGCCATAGAGGTTGGTGGTGATCGTGAGTGCCCACCGCTCGCCCAGGCGCTTGAGGATACGCTTGCCGATCCGCTGCGCTTGATTGTGATCCGGGCAGAAATAACAATCGAAGCGCGAAACCTCGCCCCGGCCCAAGGCCAGCCGGGCGGGCACATCCACCAATGGAGCGGCCTCCGTTTCGGTGTAGTCAAAGCGCGGCTCCATGTAGATCACGCGCACCTCATTGGCGCGATCTTGAGCATCGGTGCCAAGGCTCGCGGTGCATCCGATGATGTGCTTTTCCGGGATGTGCACGGTGGGCTCAATCCACCGGCCGCACCGGATATTGGCGAGGCCATCGGCATCCTGAAACATGAAGCCATCACCGGCTTTGAGGAACTCCTTAACCACCGCCCGGCGCTCATCATCGGCCATCTTGTAGGAGCCCGCCACGCGCCATTGCGGGATGGTGCGCGCGTCCACCGTCTCCACGGTGAGATCGCAAATCGCCGCCTCCTCCGCGATGTTCACCCAATTGATCGCATCATAGCCCATGCCATAGCCATCCGGGTGGGCGAGATAATCGGCAAAGCACAAGGCCCAATTGTCGGCATATTCCCACGTTGCGGAGCTGTTGAGACGGTGAGAGCCGGAGCCCATGATGGGATCGCCCACCTCATCATAGCCGATCACGGCCGTGCTATCCTTTCGCGGATCATAGACGGCCGTTGTCTCATAGGTGATGAGCGGCTCCGGCTCGCGGTTGCCCTCATAAACCTCCGAGAAATCCTCCGATTTCACGCCCCGCGCGATCACCAGCACGGAGGCGCACCCGCGTTGCCGGTGATCCGTTGTCCACTCGCTGAAAATGCCGGTGAGCTGCGAATAGGCGGCCTGATCATCGGTGCCCATTCGATTGTGCACGCTCACCGCGCCCTTATAGCGGAAATCGGTGACAAGGCCGGAGCCGTCCACCGTCACTAGCTTGCCGTTGAGGAGCACCTCCGTGATCGCGGTGAGCTTGCCTTGCGAGGTTGTCACCAGCGAATAGAGCGTGCCATTGCGGCTCTCATAGAACGTGAGCTGTCCACCCACCCGCACCTTGCCATAATGGCGGATGCGCGAGCCCACATTGACGCGGATCACCCGTTGGCCATCGGAGGGTTTGCCCACGCCTCCGCCGCCAAAGATTTGCATTGCGATATAGTTGAGGCCCACCGTCACCGCGAGAGCGATCACCGCCGTGGCGATGGCGGCGGCCGTGCCGGTCAATCCAATGGCGGTGACAATTGCGGCGGCAATGGCTTGAGGCATCCGTGAAAGCTCCAGGCCGCAACGTGCGGCGCGGCCACGGTTAGCACACGGTGCGGCCCTTTCGCCATCCACTTGGAGCCAAGGGAGATCGCGCACGTGAGGCCCATGCCGGGAAGGTCCACCACGCCCACATCGCCGCGAGCCACCTCCGGCACCTCTTTCCAGCCGATGGAGAGCATGAGCCGCCGGGCATATTGCTCAAGGCCGCGCTCGCGCTGGAGGAGCCTCACCATGGCCTTGCGCGAGGTATGATCCGGGAGAGGTTCCGGATCGCGGCCGGAGATCGCGTTGGCGTAGCGCCACACCTCCAGCCCGCACGGATAGGGATCGCAACCGGAGCTCGCCCACTCCCGGATGGTGCGCGATAGGATCGCCTCCGCCGTCAGAAATCCGGCCATGTGACGATCTTATTCACCAAGCCCGGCACGAACTCAAATCCGCGATCACCGGCAAAGCGGCTCTTTTGATCGGCATCCGTGTATTGCGAGAAGGCCGGGCGCGAGCGGAGGGCAAAGAGGCTCTCCGCGCTCACGGTGATCTTGCGGGTGGTGGGGCCTTGGAGCTCAAAGCGAGGCGTTTGCATCCGCCCTGCCCAAATCGAATAGGGCTCATCAAAGAGCTCAAGCGGGCGATCATCCTCATAGTTGTGGAACTGGAGGAGCACTTTCACCAGCCGATCCCGGCCCTCATCCGCCCACTCATCGCGCGCGAGGCTCACGATTTCCGAATTGATGCCGGAGAGGATGAAGGTTGTTTCCGGAGCCTCGCCATTCACGGCTTGCTCAAGGCCGGAGATGCTGCCGAGCTGGCCAAGCCCATACCAATCCGCGCCACCGGCGGTGATCTTGCCGGAGCCGGTCCAAATTCGCATGGGTTGAGAGGTGAAATCGAAAAGCACCAAGAAGCTCGCGCGCACGGTGCGGCCGCCAAGCGCGGCCTTGATCGTTTCCGGAAAGAGGCTCACGCGCCGCCCTCCAGCAAGGAGAGCTCATCGGGCAAGATTTCCACCATCTCCAGCGATGGCGAGCCGATGATCCCGCGCTCAAGGGCGAGCTCGCCTCCCTGATCATCGGCCAGGCGCATGAGGAGGCGAGGCCGGAGCCGGAACGTGGCGGCCGTGTGATCTTGCCGGAGGCCCGGTTGGAATTTGATGGTGGCCACATTCCCGGCCCAAAGCACGGAGGTGGCGAGATAGGTTTCATCCTCCACTCCGAAATAGAGCCCTCCATCAAAGATTGGCCCATAGTCACCGAAATCCACCGTGAGCTCCTTGGCGCCCTTGAGCCCGGTGGCGGTGATCCCTGCCACATCGGTGGTGAGATATTCGGCATCATCGGAGAAGGGTGTGCCGTCGCTATGCGGCACCGATCCGATCCCGATCACCGCATCCGATGGCCAGAATTGCGGATCAAACACCGGCACGCGGAGAGCGTTTGCCCGGCCCTCCAGTGAGGCCACCATCGCCCGATAGGCCGGGATGAGGTGGCGCTTGAGATTGTTGAACTCCAGCGAGAAGGCCCACCGCGTGGCCAGCGATCCGGCCACTTGCTCAAAGCCGGTGATGCTCTCTCCGGCGGATCGCGTCTTGTTGATCAGCCGGAGATTGATGATGCGAGGGGAGAGCCCGGTGGGCCATTCAATGATCATGCGCGCCTCTTGAAGCTGTTATCCACCCGATCGCCCACAACGCGATCATATTGGCCGATCCCCTCTTGCACGCCTTGGCGCACCATCTCCATGATTTCTTGGTTTCCGCGAGCTCCGCTCACCGTCACCGCGATCCGGCCAACGCCTCCAGCCCCGCCGCCAAGGGCTCGCATCGCATCATTGCGCGAGAGCACCCGGCCCGTTTGCGATGGCTGGAAAACCTCGCCCGCGCCCACGGTATAGGCCCGGCCGGGCACCACTGGCCCACCCACGGCGCGGCCGGAGATCACGGAGGAGAAAAGCCCGCCAAGGAAACCGCCAAGGCCGCCCTCGCCAAAGATGGAGGTTTCCAGCGATTTGAGGGCATCGGTGATTGTGCGCTCAAAGAAGCGGGAGAGCATATCGCGCGCCACATCCTTGAGGCTCCCACGGCCGGAGAGCACATCGCGGAGCGCGCCCATGATCCCATCACCCAGGCGCTCGCCAAAGTCTTGGAGCGCGAGCTCCGCCTCCGTGGCAATGCGCGGGAGCTCACCGATGATCGCGGAGAGGTCCACAAGCGCCACGTTGAGCGGCTCCAGCTCCATGGCCGCAATCTGGATGGGGTTGAGCTCGCGATCAATGTCCCGGCGCTCTTGATCCAGCTTGCCGCGCGCCGCGTCATAGGTGCCCGCGTCAATCTGGCCAGCCGCTCGCGCCTTGTCGAGCGTGGCCATATCCGCGAGCACGCTCCGGAGCTGCGCTTGGAGCGGAAAGAGCCGATCCAGCACGCCCGACACATCGGAGGCCAGCCCACGGAAAGCCTCCTTGGTGGAGGTGGTGGCGGCCTTGGCCGGGTCCACCATGAGCGATTGAAGCCGGGTCATATTCTGCCCGATTTCGTCCACCATATCCGGGATGTAGGAGTGCCCCACCACCGCATCATAGAGGCCGAAAAACCAGCCTTTCACGGTGTCGATCTTGGATTTGACGCCTTCCCAAATCGCGTTGAGCCGATCCCAAATCCACGTTTTCACGCCCTCATAGAGGGCGCGCATCGCGGCCGTGGCTCCCGGCGCGAGGCTGTTGATCACGTTGAGGAGCGTGGTGATCACGCCGGAAACCAGCGCCTTGGTGGCCTCCCATGCTCCAGCCCAATCGCCGGTGAGCACGGCCACCACCAGCTTGATCGCGTTCACAATCGTGGTGAAGGCACCGGAGATCAAATCCACGGCCGCCGAGATGATCCGGATCAGCGCCTCGCCCATCACGGAGGTGTAGGCCGCGCCGAACTCGCCAAGGATCGTGATCACCATCCGGATCGCGTCACCGAAAGGCCCTTGCCACAAGGCGGTGAGGCCGGTTTTCACCGTCTCCACCAAGGCCATGAGCTTAGGCCCAAGCACCTCTTGCACCTTTGCCCAAAGCTCCGCGAGCACCGGGCCGATCTTGTCGCCAAAGAGCATCCAGGCCGCCACCAGCCCGGCCACCACGGCGGTGACGGGGAGCACGGCCGCACCAAGGGCCGCGAAGGCACCACCGGCACCGGCCGTGCCCAAGAGCGGGATGAGCGCCCCGGCGGCCGTCACCAGCCCGCCAATCACGGTGATGATCGGCCCAA